ATGAAATTACCCGAGCGCATGTATTACCCCCTTCCTGAAGCTGCCGAAAAGCTAGGTTGTACAATAAAGGATATCTATCATTTTGCATACATCGGGGTTATTGACGTTTCTGTTTTTATCCCTTCATACAAAAACGATAAATTGTTAATTATGCTCCCTTCTGAATTGATAAATGAAATTGATAACGATTTTGGCGGTGTTTTAGGGACTGATAAGTGGAGCATTTTTGACATAGAATTCAGGCAAGAAAATGAAATGACGGGGTATTACGCAAAATCAATAAGCGGGTTCTTTTACGTCTGGAGAGATTCTTTTGCTTTGGCTGAATTTACCAGTGGTGTTGATTTGATAAAAACAGCTAGCCTAACAACTAAGCCTGAAGCTGATGGCGGGGAAGTTGAGATAGCAAGTATGCAGGGAGGAATTGAACTGGATGCCCGTTATCTGTGTATTATGGCTAGAGACTTAGAGAAAATAAAAGAGGTTGGCTCTTTACCGATTAAAAAAATAGACACCCCAAAAACTATTGCTAAGAAAGGTGAACTTATTGTAGCTCTGATAAAGATGAATCCTGAGCTATCGGATATTGATTTAGATAAAACGCCTGTGGCAAAGCTAATTATGATTATAGAGGCTGCCGCCGCTTCTAAAGGTGTTGAGTTGCCTCCTACTGATAAAAATACCTGGGCTAAGTACCTCGGCAGGAAGTGAATTCACTGACAAACAAGTGATATCCCCGGATCCCCAATAACCCCTCTCCAAAATGCTCCTGAACAATAATGAACAGGAGCATTTATCAATGAACCAAACAAACCAACTTGGCGAACGAATGATCCGTGAGGCTGAGTGTCGCCAGTTAACCGGCATTTGTCGCACTACCCGCTACATGATGGAAAAGGAAGGCAAGTTTCCGGCCCGCCGTAAGCTGGGCGGACGTGCCGTAGGCTGGCTTTTGTCCGAAGTATCCGCCTGGCAACAAAGCCGCAGTAAAGCGGAATAAGGGGCGGGTATGGCACATAAAACAAAGGCGGCCCCACATGGCCGCCAGAGTCATCACACTAAACGCCATCAGATTACCAGGCCTGCCGCTGGTGGTCAAAACCTGAGAGAGTTGCATAATCGCAACTCGGTACTGATGAACTTTTCCAAAGCACTTTCTAGTGCTTCGGTAGAAGGTAATGGTACATACGGGAAAAACTCGTATGTTAAAGGGCAGATTTCTACCCTTTATAGCCAGCGCAATTTTATACAGGATTTTGCGCTCGCCAGAATTGGCGGGCTCAAACTAAACCATGAGTTATCCGTTACCCAAAACTTGGGTAACGCTCCGGTAAAGGTGGGTTTTCCCCACCTTTGGGGTAAACCGCTTAAAGGCTGTGCTCCCCGGAACGGGGGATCTCGAACATCGAAGGTTGTCGCCAGAAAAGGCGTAAACCCCAGAGTGCAAAATTGCACTCTGCTTGTAAATCAATATCTTAAACACACTACTAAAAGCGGGGAGGCTCGTTACCCAGATATTGGGTATCAACACCGATGCGAAGAAAATCGCATCTCATTACTAATGAACTTTTCCAAAGCACTAAAAAGTGCTTTGGAACAAAATCAACAAGTTAACCTTTTGATAATAAAGCAAAGCTCAAAAGTGAGCTCCGGCCAAACGCCTTTTCTGGCGTCTGGTTACTCCTGTTCCTTGGCCTTCTTGCGTTGGCGGCGTTTGATTTCGCCTTTGGCTGCAGTTACGAGAAAACCAGCGGTGCTTTCTCCTTCTTGCTTCAAACTTTCAATATCTTCCATCACATCATGGGGGATTCGAACTGTAGTCATTTGTGACTTTGCGTTCTTTGCACCTGTTGCCATTACTAAAACTCCTTGTGTTAGGTGTATTTCAGTATACGCAAAAAAAATAAAAGGAAAAGGCTTGAAGTGTATTTCACTTTGGGCTAGCTTGAATATCGAAGGTGAAATACACCTTGTAAATGCGAAGCCCGGCAGTGCTAGGAACACTAACCGGGCCTCTAACCACAAACCGTTAGTTGGAGTAACAGTTATGGCTGGATCACAGCATACCCAAACTCGCCCGGAATTCACATGGTTATTCCTGGCAGTCCCGAAACATCTCCCACATGGAAAACCTGTAGTGCTGCGTACTACAGCCGCAACTGAAGAAGAAGCCCGCGCAGAGTTCTGCGGTTGGAATATGGTCTTCGCCGCAAAAATTCGGTCTCAAATGCGGTGCCATATAACCTTTTATGATGATGTTAACCGCACTGGTCTGACACTTGAGGTTGAGGCTGTCGAGGGGGTGTTCAATGCCTAAGTCAAAATGGTCAGAAATAGACATTGAAGACGAACTGCGCCGCCTTGAGGTAATGCTGTGTACGACTCTATATATGAATCTCGATGATGAAGAGGGTTACAGCATTGCGATTGGTTTGATCTCTATGTCGTTGTCTCGCGTTCGTGAACTGAAAGCAGTCAGTGAGGTGAGCCATGCGTGATATCTACCAGGAGCTTGTTAGACACGCCCCGGATTTCAAAAAGCATAATGACGATGATTTGGTTGATGCCGTTGATATCTACGCTTCTGCCGCACGTAGTATCTGTTCTGCGCTCACTCTGATAGGCAACCTCACTCATGATGCTATTGAGAGCGAGGGTTATGACAATGAAGACGCTATGCGCGATCTACTGCTTGTTGGCGATACCCTTCGCAATCTGCCAAGAATAGCGGCCGCTTTGGAGCAATGTTCCGATACCGCTCATTACGCGCTGAAACAACGTAGAGGGGAGACAATTCAATGATCAGCAATATCAAATTTAACGAGCTGGAAAAGCGCGTTGATCTGCTGGTGGAAAAGGTGTTGACCCTTGAGCTGCAGATCAAATCACTCACCGATAGCCAAGGGGGAGAAATTCCCCCGGGTATGGCACCCTTGTCTACTCTAGCCGCTGAATTCGGTATCTCCACCAAAAAGGCTGAAGAACTGGCGAAGAACACCGGCGTGATGATGGTGAAGCTAAAAGGTGGTGGGTTTGTTACACCTGAAGAGAAATTCAGGGAGGCGGCCCGGTTGGTTCTGCGTAGTGCTAAACGTAAATACGGATCTGCATACTGGTATCACCCGTTGTTAGGCAAATTCCAGATGAGTGGAGGGGTGCCGAAATGAAGAACGCACCGAACGTAAAGGCTCTGCCGAAAGACAAGTTTACAGAGGCGATTATTTTCGCAGGTGCCGACGCGTGGAGCCACGCAAAAGGCTGGGAAGAGGGATTGGGTAAGCAGATTGCCGAAGATACCACACCTCCTGTTTATTTAGGCCCTCGGCAACTGGAGGAGCTGGATAATCTGCGCATTATTGATGATGGACGCAGAGCGGCGCGGGTATATCTGGCTGGGGAAATTGAGCCGCTGATGATTAACGCTATTGGCGCTAAGCTGGCGCTGGCAGGTGTAAAGGATGCCAAATTATTTAAAGGTATTCCCGATCTCCAGCCGGAGGACTGGCACGATTATCTGAACCGGCTTCGGGAGCAATCTAGCGAATCAGAAAATAATATCCACCAATTGCCTTTGACGAAGAGAGCGCAGCTTCAGAAATCTATTGAGGTTAGTCCGGCTCTTAACCAGATGGGGGCCAGCCAGCGCGGAGAGGTACTTCTTGCGCATTACGATGGTGAGTTAGCTATTCACGCTGACTCTGACACGGTTCACCACTATAACGGAGTGATCTGGAATCCAATCCAGGATAAAGAGCTACAACGGGAAATGGCTCAAATTTATATTGATGCTGAGGTGGCTTATTCGCAGAACGCCATCAAATCGGCAGTGGAAACCATGAAGCTGAGTCTCCCGGTCATGGGAGTTACGGCCCGTAACCTCATTGGCTTCAGCAATGGAGTGTTTGATACCCGAACGGGGCAATTCAGGCAGCACAGCAAAACAGACTGGTTGCTGATCGCAAGCGAATTACCATTCAGCCCACCAGAAGAAGGTGAGACGCTGGCCAGCCACGCGCCGAACTTCTGGAAATGGCTCCGCCGTTCCGTGGCTAACAATGACCGCAAGACAGATCGTGTACTGGCTGCGTTGTTTATGGTGCTGGCCAATCGTTACGACTGGCAGCTTTTTCTTGAGGTAACGGGGCCGGGTGGTAGCGGTAAAAGCGTTATGGCGGAAATCTGCACGATGCTGGCGGGTAAGGCCAATACTGTATCAGCCAGTATGAAAGCGCTGGAGGATGCGAGAGATAGGGCGCTGGTGGTTGGTTACTCGCTGATCATAATGCCTGATATGACGCGATATGCTGGCGACGGTGCAGGGATAAAGGCCATTACAGGTGGCGATAAGGTGTCGATCGACCCGAAGCATAAAGCGCCATACTCGACACGCATACAGGCGGTAGTACTGGCCGTCAATAACAACGCTATGACATTCAGCGACCGCAGTGGAGGGATATCCCGTCGCCGGGTGATATTCAACTTTTCCGAGGTTGTGCCGGAAGATGAGCGGGATACGATGCTGGCCGAGAAGATAGAGGGAGAGCTTGCCGTAATAATTCGTCACCTGCTGACCCGCTTTGCCAGACAGGATGAAGCAAAACGGCTATTGCACGAGCAGCAGAAATCCGAAGAGGCACTGGCTATCAAGCGAGAGGGGGATTCGCTGGTGGACTTCTGCGGCTATCTGATGGCGTCAGTTGTTTGTGATGGCATGTTTATTGGTAACGCCGAGATTGTACCATTCAGCCCGCGCCGTTATCTGTATCACGCCTACATGGCATACATGCGGGCCAATGGACTGAATAAGCCAGTGTCGCTAATGCGGTTCGGAACGGATATGCCTGGTGCAATGGCTGAGTATGGCAAGAGGTATGAAAAACGGAAAACCAAGCACGGTATCAGGTCAAACGTTACTCTGCATGACGATTCAGAAGACTGGATGCCATCATGCAACAGCAACTCAGAAAACGGTGAGGTAGAGTAAAGTTATAGAATGAGTGTTCACCAGTATTCACCCTGTTAAAAAATTTATTTATAACAGTGGGTTAATAGGTGAACACTTATTTGTTAAGTATTCACCAAGTATTCACCTGTTCACCTTTTGATTGTTTTTTGCTCTACAGGGTGAAGGGTTGGATGAACACTTGTGAACACCTGAAAGAATAGTGTTCACCATGTAACTATATGAATTTAATTAATAAATTACAAAAGGTGAACAGGTGAACACTTAAACGTATATTTTTATTTTTTAATAGGAGGCTATATGCCGATCACCATTCAGGAAATCAAAGAACACCATGATCAGTTCGGGCTTCACGACATGAGCGCAATGCCTACTGATGAGTATCGGCAGGCCCTCAAAGATGGCGCTCTATTCTGGATTGACCATCATGATTTTGTTCGCAGCACGCTATCAGAAGAGATATTTGCCACTAATCGTGAGCAGTTGGATGCCTTGATTGAGCACTTACAGGAATATAGAAACCAGATGCCAACACCGCCGGGTTGGATGAGCGAGAAATAAAAAAGATTTGTAAATTAATTGTTCGTCAATATTCATTATCGTTCGTCATTTAAGGGGGGCTATTTACTTCCGTTTTTTCATATATACCTTGAAGAGTGGCACTCAGACGTGAGCCGCCACCAGCCGTTTAACCAAGCTGTGCGAGACAGCCGGAGAGAGTCCGAAAAAGGTTAAACGGCTACCCTTTCTTTCCCGCGCTGGTTTCACGTCTCAACGTTAATTGTTACGGAAACCACTCATGAAAAAACTACTCGAATTACGCCAGCAGAAAGCCGCACTCAAAACCCAGATGCGTTCCATGCTGGATAAAGCCGACAGCGAAAAGCGAAGCCTGAACGATGAAGAGGGCAAGCAGTTCGACGAACTCCGCGCTCAGGCTGATGCGCTTGAAGTTGAAATTATCCGCCTTGAGGCCGTCGCCGACGATCAGCGCAATCTGCCTGGCACTTCCGTTGAAGGTAAAGGCGTGAGCAACGATGAGCTGCGCCACTACATCATGACCGGCGACACCCGCTCACTCACCACGCTGGTGCAGGCTGACGGCGGTTATACCGTTATTCCTGAGCTGGACAAAGAGATCATGCGCCAGTTGCAGGATGACAGCGTGATGCGCTCCATCGCCACGGTGAAGACCACCAAAACCAACGAATATCAAAAACTGGTATCTGTGGGCGGCGCGACGGTAAATCGCGGTACTGAAGGTGAAGCACGAACCGAGACCAGTACGCCGAAGATGGAGCGCGTTGATATCAAACTCAACCCGATCTACGCCTACCCGAAAACCACTCAGGAGATTCTCGACTTCTCAGAGGTGGATATTCTGGGCTGGTTGTCTTCTGAAATCTCCGACACTTTCAGCGCTACCGAAGAAAATGATTTTGTTAACGGCGACGGTACGAAGAAATCTAAAGGCTTCCTGGCTTATCCTCGTGCGGCCACCAGCGATAAAACCCGCCCGTTCGGTACGCTGGAGAAAATGGAAACGGCTGCTGTTACCTCTGATGGCCTGATCGACCTGCTGTACAAGCTGAAAGCCAAATACCGCAAAAACGCCGTGTGGGTGATGAACTCCAATACCGCTGCCACGCTTCAGAAGCTGAAGAACGGTAACGGGGATTACATCTGGCGCGATCGTCTGGTTGCCGGTTCTCCCGATACCCTGCTGGGCCGTCCGGTTCAGTACCTTGAAACCATGCCTGATGCTGATGCCGGAGAAGCGTTCCTCGCGGTTGGCGACTTCAAGCGCGGTTACTTCATCGTGGATCACACTACTGGTGTGCGTACCCGCCCTGACAACATCACCGAGCCGGGCTTCTATAAGGTTCACACCGATAAATATCTGGGCGGTGGCGTGGTGGACTCCAACGCGATCAAGATTCTGGAGCTTGCAGGTTCCTGATTCGACGTGTGAGGGGCTTCGGCCCCTTTCTGCCCTCTGTGGAGTCCAATAATGAAAACAATAGATTTTGAAATCCGCACCTCTGAACTGACCGCTACTGATAAGAAGCTGGTGGGCTATGCCGTGCGCTGGAACAGTCTCTCAGAAATTATCTGGGATGAATTCCGGGAACAGTTCGCGCCGGGAGCGTTTAAAGACAGCCTGGCATCCGGTAGCGATGTGCGGGCGTTGTATGAGCATAACTATACCCAACTGCTGGGACGTACCAAATCCGGCACGCTGGTGCTGTCCGAAGACGATACCGGGCTGCGCTTTGAGCTGACGCCGCCGAATACTCAGCTTGGTAATGATGTGCTGGCGCTGGTGGAACGTGGCGATCTTTCAGGTATGAGCTTTGGTTTCCGTGCGCTGAAAGAGTCCTGGGATATTGCGCAATCCCCGTACCTGCGAACTGTGACCGCTGCTGAACTACGGGAAATCACCGTTACTTCCATGCCTGCTTACCCTGAATCCGGCGTTGAAATCGCGCATCGTTCTCTTTTTGCTCAACATCCAGAATTACGCCGTGCTGGTGATAATCGTCGGCGCTGGGCTGACTTGGCGGGGCTGTGATATGTGGAATATCTGGCCTTTTGGCCGCAAGTCTGAGCCAGCCGAACAACGCAGCATGACCATTGATGAGTTTCTGGCGATGGCAGGGATTCCAAATACCGGATCAGGTGAATATGTGTCTGCGGGTACTGCGGAATCTCTGCCGGCGGTGATGAACGCCGTGTCAGTTATTAGTGAGGCTGTGGCAACCATGCCCTGCTACCTGTACCGGGTTCGTAATGATAACGGGCGTGAGGCGCGGGAATGGCTGAGTAATCATCCGGTAGATTTTCTGCTGAACGAGCAGCCTAACGTTTGCCAGACGCCTTATCAGTTCAAGCGCACGATGATGCGCCACTGTCTGCTGAATGGTAACGCCTACGCGGTGATCCAGTGGGGCCGCGACGGCCAGCCACAATCCCTGCATCCGTATGCGCCGGGGGCCGTTGTGCCTGAGCGTATCGGCGAACATAAGTACAAATACACCATCACTGAGCCGTTTACCGGGGCTGTTCGTACCTATTTGCAGGAAGAGATTCTCCACCTGCGTTATTCCACCGATGACGGTTTTCTGGGGCGCTCGCCGATCACCATTTGCCGGGAGGCGCTGGGGTTAGGTCTGGCCCAACAGCGCCATGGTGCCAGCATTATGAAAGATGGCATGATGGCGGCGGGCGTCATTACCGCTAAAGAATGGCTGGATGGCGTTAAAGGCAAAAGTGCACTTGAGGCGCTGGAGCGCTACAAAGGCGCAAGGAATGCAGGGAAAACGCCGATCCTCGAAGGGGGTATGGACTACAAACAGCTTGGCATGAGCAATCAGGATGCCGAGTGGCTGGCCTCCCGCCGTTTCACCATCGAAGATATAGCCCGCATGTTCAACGTGTCGCCCATCTTCCTGCAGGAATACAGCAACAGCACCTACAGCAACTTCAGCGAGGCAAGCCGCGCCTTTCTCACCATGACTATGCGGCCGTGGCTCGCCAACTTTGAGCAGCAAATTAAATCCGCGTTGCTGGTGGCCTCTCCTGTACCGGGCATTCGATATCAGGTGGAATTTGATTCCGCCGATCTTCTCCGTGCCACTCCAACTGAACGCTATGCAACTTATGAGCGCGGTATCAAGAACGGAATTATGAATCCGAATGAGGCCCGCGAACGGGAAGGGATGCCGCCGCGTGATGGTGGCGACGAATACAGCCAGGCATGGAAACAGGAAGTGAAAGTGAGCAAGGGCAATAAGGACGGTGACGAATGAGAGCAGGAGGACTGAGAAACCGCGTCACGATCCGCACCTTCACTTCATCGAGAACACCTTCCGGGCAGGTTATTCAGAAATGGGAAGACGGGGAAACCATCTGGGCTGAAGTAAAGGGGATCAGCGGTCGTGAACTGGTGGCCGCTGGCGCTGAGATTGCCGAAGCCACTGTTCGTGTATGGGTTCGCTTTCGCCGGGATATTACCGCCGCAAACCGCCTGAAAGTGCTGACCGGCCCGCTGGCTGGCGCAACGCTCAACATCATCGGGCCACCTATCCCCGATTCTGGCATGACCCGCCTTGAAATTCTCTGCAAACAGGGGACTGAGAAATGACAACTGGAATCACCCTGGCTGAAGCAAAGCTGCATTGTCGTGTTGATGGTACTGATGAAGATGCGCTGATTCAGGCGTACATCGATGCGGCGCTGGAGGTCTGCCAGAAGCATATCGGTAAAAGGTTCGATAGTGGGCTGGAGTTCACTCCGGCGATCAAGATTGGTTGCCTGATGTACGTCTCTCAGTTGTACGAGTACCGCACGATGATTAGCGATGTGGAGGCGAAAGAGATTCCCCTTGCTATCTCCGCGCTGTGGTCTGTCTATCGTGATGTGGGGGTGTACTGATGCCGTGGCAACCGTTACGCCGTTGCACTGAGCCGGGATGCAACAAGCGTGTGAAGTCTGGCAAATGCGATGAGCATAAGCGGGAAGTGTGGCGGGCGCAGGATGCCAGACGCGGCCACCGTCGCGCCCGTGGTTACTCTGCCGCATGGGAGAAGTACCGCGCTCAGTATCTGAAACGCTATCCACTGTGCGTTGAGTGCCAGAAGCTGGGCCTCTATGTTCCCGCAAAGATTGTCGATCACATCATCCCTATCAATGGTGGTGATGATGTTCTGTTCTGGCCTGAGTGGAATCACCAGCCGTTATGCCAGACGCATCATAACCAGAAGACTACGCAGCAAGACCCCATCACCAAAGCCAACCGCAAAGCGGGGATGTACAGCGAACAGGAAGAGCGGGCAGCACAGCGCAATAACTGGATGTATGAGGTTGATCATGAATGAGAAAGACGTAGTGAATCTGTATCAGTCGCTGGCCCGATGCCGTGATGGCTTCATGCAGACCCGCACCAGACGCGATGAGCGCCAGCCTGTGCAGCGCATGAGTGAGCGTGACCGGGAGTTGCGGGAATGCTTCCGCAACCGCTGACAGGTCGCATGGACGGGGTGGGGGAGGTTTTCAGGACAAACCTCAAGGTGCCAGGCACCACCCGCCCCCTCAAATTTTTACGCGCGGTGATTTTTTTCACAGCAGTAAGCCAGAAGGAAACAAGAAGTTATGGCAAGACCACCCAAACCGCCCGCTTACCTTGATGAAATCGCGGGGCAACAGTGGAAGACGAAAGCAAAGCAGATGGCTGAACGCGGGGATTTAACCCCTGCCGACTGGAACAACCTTGAGCTGTATTGCGTCAATTATTCCATGTACCGAAAAGCCGTTGCAGATATTGCCCTGCGCGGGTTTTCAGTTGAAGGCTCACGCGGTGCCACTACCAGTAACCCGGCGCTGAAAGCCAAATCTGACGCTGAGAAAATTATCATCAAAATGTCGTCTCTGCTGGGCTTTGATCCGGTAAGCCGTCGCCGAAACCCGCCTGAAACTGAAGAGGAAGACGAACTTGACCGTATGGAATGATTACGCCATCGCCATAAAATCGGGCGAAATTCCGGCCTGTAAGCGGGTAAAACAGGCCGTCGAAAGGTACTTTTCAGACCTGAATGACCCCCGTTACGTGTTCGATACAGCGACCGTAGAGCGGTTTATTGCCTTCTCCCGGCTTTGTCCTCACGTCAAAGGGCCGTTGCGCGGTCAGCCTATCATGCTGGAGCCGTGGCAGCAGTTCGCCTTTGCTAACCTGCTGGGGTTTAAGGTCAGAGCTACGGGGCGCAGGAAGTACAGCAGCGCCTTTATCGAGGTGCCGCGTAAGAATGCCAAATCCACCGTAGCTGCAATGCTGGCTAACTGGTTTCTGGTGATGGAGCAGGGCCAGCAGGATATCTACACGGCGGCGGTGAGCCGGGATCAGGCCCGTATTGTGTTCGACGATGCCCGCCAGATGTGCCTGCTATCAAAGCCGCTGAAAAAACGCGTCAATATTCAGGCGCATAAAATGATTTTCCCGAAGAATAACAGCCTGTTAAAGCCGCTGGCGGCGAAAGCGGCCACCATTGAGGGGACTAACCCCAGTCTGGCGATTGTCGATGAGTACCACCTTCACCCTGATAACGGCGTTTATTCCGCCCTTGAGCTGGGCATGGGCGCACGTCCTGAGGCGATTTTGTTCGCCATCACCACCGCCGGGAGTAACGTTGTCTCCGCCTGTAAACAGCATTATGACTACTGCTGTCAGATTCTGGCCGGAGAAGAGAGCAACGATTCGCTGTTTGTTCTGATTTACGAACTGGACGACGAAAGCGAGGTTGATCAGCCTGAAATGTGGATCAAGGCTAACCCGAATCTGGATATTTCCGTTGATGCGGCAAAGCTGGAGGCCACTATTCAAAAAGCGCGGGGTATCCCGTCGCAATGGGTGGAGATGCTGACCAAACGTTTCAATATCTGGTGTCAGGGTTCCACACCGTGGATGGGCGCGGGAGCATGGGACGCCTGCAAACTCGACTATGAAGAAAGCGAACTTGCCGGGATGGAGTGCTATGCAGGGCTGGACTTGTCCTCAACAAGCGATATCACCAGTGTAAATTACGCTTTTCCGTTCGACAGGGAGATCAGGTTACTTACAAGGCATTATCTGCCGGAAGCGACACTTGATAATGTTTCCAACAAAAACCGCGCCATTTACCGCCAGTGGGTGAAAGCGGGCTGGATTCGAACCACTCCCGGCGACTGCATCGACTATGACCGCATCCGCGACGATATTCTGCGCGATGCCGAAACATTCAATATCCGGCTGGTGGGCTTCGATACGTGGAACGCCACGCATCTGCGTACCCAGCTACAGGGGGCGGGCCTTGACGTAGAGCCGTTCCAGCAAACCTATCTCAAATTCAGCCCGGTAGCGAAATCGTTTGAGGTGTTCGTTAACCGCAAGGTGGTGCGCCATCGCGGTGATCCGGTACTGGCCTGGGCGATTGGTAACGTGGTGATGGAATCCGACGCCAACGCCAATATCAAGCCCAACAAGAAGAAATCCTCCAACAAGATTGATCCGGCAGTGGCTGCGCTAATGGCATTTGGCACATTCCAGGCGGAACACGAGGATTTTGCATTCGATATGAGTGAAACCCATAAACAGCGGCTCGCTGCTTTTGACGGCATCTGACACGAGGTGAACTATGGCTACATTACGCGAGCTGATAATCAAAGTTTCAGCAAACTCGCAATCATTCCAGACCGAAATATCACGCGCTTCCCGGCTGGGATCAGACTACTACAAAACGATGCAACGAGGTGGGCGGCAGGCCGCGACCTCTGCGCGTGAGACGAGGCAGGCTCTGGCCGAAGTCTCCGCTCAGTTGTCGGAAACGAAGAATGCCGCGATGGGAATGGCTGGCGCGTTTGCCGGGGCATTCGCTACAGGGCATCTGATATCGCTTGCTGATGAATGGAGTTCCGTCAATGCCCGCCTGAAACAGGCATCCACATCGACCGATGATTTCACTCACTCACAACGTTTGCTGATGGATATCAGCCAGAAAACCGGTACAGCTTTCAGCGATAACGCGGGCTTATTTGCCCGTTCGGCGGCATCCATGCGTGAGTTTGGCTATTCCTCTGGTGATGTACTGAAAGTCACCGAGGCTATCAGCACCGGCCTTAAATTATCCGGGGCCAGCACGTCAGAGGCCAGTTCGGTTATTACGCAGTTCAGCCAGGCGCTTGCGCAGGGGGTATTGCGCGGGGAGGAATTCAACTCCGTTAACGAAAACGGTGATCGGATCATCCGAGCCTTAGCGGCTGGTATGGGCGTTGCCCGCAAAGACCTCAAGGCGATGGCTGATAATGGACTGCTGACAATAGATAAAGTGGTTCCGGCTATTACCGCTCAGTTACGGGTGATGCAGGCTGAATTTGATTCAATGCCCAAAACGGTATCAGCCTCGACTCAAAAGGTTGAAAATGCCTTTATGGCCTGGGTGGGCGGCACAAATGATGCGTACGGTGCCTCCGCCGCCCTTGCTGGTGGGCTTGATTCACTGGCTGAGAACATTGATACCGTAGCAATGGCAGCGGGAGCGTTAACGGCTGTGGGCGTGACCCGTTTTCTGGGTAACTGGACGCTGCAACTGAAATCACAGACCGAAGAACTTGTGAGGGCCAGAGGGGCGGAGATTGCCAGCACCGCTGCTAAAATCGAAGGGGCGAATGCTTCTCTTGTTCAGATTGAAGCGGAAAAATCGGTGCTTCTGTCTAATCAGCGCTCACTCGTGGCTCAACTTGAACTGGCGCAGACTGAAAAACAACGCGCATCAATCAGGACGCTGCTTGCCAGAAACTCAATGGAGATGGTCAAAACGAATAAAGCGGAAACCGCCACGGTCAATGAGCTGTCAATAGCCAATCAGCGGCTTAATGCGCTCACCTCTGTAACAAGAACCGCATGGGCTGGCGTATCCTCCCTCTTTGGCGGTATTCCGGGGATTCTGATGCTGGGTGCCGGTGCATGGTATACGTGGTATCAGAATCAGGAGCAGGCTCGACAGTCGGCTATACAGTATGCCTCCACCCTTGATGAGGTGGTGGAAAAAGCGAAAGCCATGAGCGAAATTCAAATCAGAGGCTCTATTGCCGATTCTGGTGAATCCATTGACGCGCTCAAAGATAAGCTGGAGGACTTGAGGGACGCACAGGCAGAAGCCGCCCGGAAAGTTCAGGAATACACAATGCTGGCCCATCAAATGGGGGTGGAGAACGATCAGAATAATGGTCACGTAAGAAATGCAGCTAAATATCAGCGTGAATACAATAAATTATCGCGTGATATAGCTGATACTACCATTCAGCTAAATAACGCCGTTGAAGCGCAGAATAAACTACAAAAAGAGCTTGAGGAAAAGGTAAACGCTTCAGCCGCTGCATTTAATAAAATTAAAAGTTCAATTATGAGTACGCTGGGCTTTGGGGATAAAATGGCCTCGCTTTTTTCGATGACCATCCAGTTTATGGACGAGATGAAGGCGAAATCAGCAGACAATCAGCCGCAAACACCTCAAATAAATAAGGCTTACGATACCTTTATAAAACAACAAAAAGAAAGCATTGCCCTGTCCCAAAAAGAGGGCGTGGAGAGAGCCAAGCTGAAAGCCCTACAGGATGCCATAAAGCAGGGCGCGGTAAGGACTGATAATCAGGGTAAAATTTTGCCGGGACAAGATGCGCAGATCGCGGCTATTCAGGGAAATGCAGCCACTGATTTTAATCTTAATGAATCGCATAAAAAGCCACGCGGTAAATCTGATATCGAAAAAACAGAAGATGTGTATACCCGCTTGCTTAAACAGCAGCGTGAGCAAATATCTCTTGCCGGACAAAATAACGAACTGGCGAAAATGAAATATCAGGTTGTTCAGGGAGAGCTTGCATCTCTCGATAACGCTAAAAAAGCAATTTTGCTACAAAATGCGGCCCTTATTGACCAGAAAAATATAGAGGAAAAACTTCAGGCATTCAGAAACGGTCTGGCTGATAGCAATGCTGCTGCGCGTGACCGGGGGAATATTGATTTCCTCGGTGCTGGCATGGGTAGCAAAGCCCGTGACCGTTTGAAAGAAATGGCCGATATCCGCGCTGATTTCCGCAAACGTCAGGATGAGTTGGATCGCGATTTCAGCAGTAAACAGCTATCTAAAGACCTTTATGAACAGCAAACAGAAGCGCTGAAAGCCGCCCTTGCTGAACGGCTGACGATACAGGATGACTACCAGAAACAATCCGACGCTCAACAATCAGACTGGAGAGCAGGAATTAGCGATTCTCTGATGAATTATGCGGATCAGGCAAAAGACCTGAGTTCGATGTCAGCAACGGCTACCAGCGAAATTCTGAACAATGCCACCAACTCGATCTCCACCAATATGACAAACGTTCTGACGGGAGCAACCAGCTTTAAAGACGGTATGTCGAACATCTTCACGTCTCTCGGCGAAAGTGTCATTCAGTCGCTGATCCAGATGGCGACGCAGGCGCTGATCACCAAAGCCATTCTGGCTTCAGTGGGTGGGGGAGCTGGTGGGATGTTCGGGAGTTTATTTGGAGGCGCGAGTGGCGCAGCCAGCAGCGGAACGGCCATTCAAAGTGCGGGCGCAAATTTCTCTTTTAACGCGCTGGGCGGCGTTTACGATTCTCCGTCGCTTTCTGCATACAGCGGTGGTGTATACAGCACTCCACAGTATTTTGCTTTTGCGAAAGGCGCGGGCGTGTTCGGTGAAGCCGGGCCGGAAGCCATTATGCCGTTGACCCGTGGTGCTGATGGTTCGCTGGGGGTTCGCGCTATTGGTCGTCAGTCACCGGCGGTACAGGATGCCGCCAGACAGATAGAGGCGCAGCCACGTATTGCGATCAGTATCAGTGCGCCTAACACCTTTACCGGTAAGCCTGACGACGCCACTCTGCTGGCCTTTGATCAGCGTAACGCTGCGCTTAAGCGGCAACTCATCAATGAGCTAACCGCTGAAGTACACAACCCGCAAAAGCAATTCGGACGCGCCATTTATTCCAATCTACAGCCAAAAAAACCACGATAAAAATGATTACGGTACGCCTCATCATGTAGGCGTAACCGATCAACTGAGGTGCAGCATGTTAAAAAAAGAAACTTTAGAGTCTGCCATTATCAGTGCAGCAAGGTTGCAGGGGCATGAGCTTAACGGGCAAGATAAACTGGCGATCCGTACAAGTGTTGCGGCTTGTCTGGCCGCGAAGAAACGGCACCGCCAGAGGATGAGTACAGGCGCATTTGAGTGGAAAAAACCTAGCACACCACGTCGATAA